GGACTAAGGTTCCAGTCTGAGTATTGTCGTTAAGCTTAAACACCTGTATAGCAAAATCATCAGAACTTTCGCTTTCCGCCCAGCTAGGGTCAAATGCCAGAAGATACCTGGAGTCCCGATCCCCCGCGACCTCCATACATGGGCTTTCCCCGTCTGGAATAGTGCAGCCAACCATAGTGGAAGTTTTGAAAAACCCAGAGCTATCATCAGTAAAGATAGCATTAAACTCTCGGTCGAATTGTGACTGACTCATTGTCTGCTTCGACTGATTGATCAGATTTTGGTCATAAAGAGCTTCAGGAGCTACATCATAACTCAAATGCATTATTACTCTCTTCGCTGTATCCTTAGACCCTCTTCCTGGGCCTTCCAGGATGAGATTCTCAAAAGTTTCATATACCTTGTATAAATACTCAAACTTATAACTAGCAGAGGAGAGGGCAATCAATTTATTACTGGGCCATTGATGCCTATCCTTTTCATCCATTTTACCTTTAGCTATCAATTGGTCTTCCAAGCGCCGTAGCTTCTCTCTCTCCGTAGGGTTTTGCACTACACTAAGAAAGGGCAATATAACTTCATTGTAAATATTTTCAGGCATCAACAAAAACTCGTCTATAATAATTCGATGAAATCTAAACCCCCGGAGTTTTGACCCATCCCCTAAGGGTAGGGCTATTATTTTAGATTCCCCTATTTCCAGGGTCCACTGGTCGTTCTTCTTCGACTTCTTTGTTATACATTGAGCTAGAAACTGAGCTTCGGGCTTTCGGGCTATATCCTCTATTTTTTCAAATATCATTTTAGACTGCCTGAAGGTAGCCGCCATTATCCCTGTCTGCACGCCCTGGTTGAAGATTGCATCCAGAAAAGCATATATTGCAGTGCTGAATGACTTAGACATTCCTCGACTCCATATGCCTAGGAAATAATCCGTTTCTAGCATAGACTTAATTGCTAGGTGCTGGAAAGGAAACAGCTCGACCCCAGCTATCAGGTTTGTGGTAAAAGTTATATTCTCCCGCAAAAAGTTGTGCAAGTGATACTTGGCTTCTTTCTCGTCCAGATACCCCTCTAGAGAGAACAACTCCTTATTGAAGTCCTTTTGGTTCTTGACGAGCCCACCGCTTCCAATTTCCCAAGTCATTGTTTATCGATAAAATGTTGCAGGTCGCTTTCCCATAATTTTCTTCCGTGAACTAAAAGCTTGGGGATGACTTCTTGGGAGGCGGCCCTCCCCCCAGAAAAAACGAACTGGCATTGACGAGCAAACTTATGAGTCAATAACCTCATATTGTGCCAAACGTAAGGCATATTAGAGGTATGGGGGCCAAATAGATTATTCTTCTTTATTTTGTCGATAGAGCTCTCCACAACAATAAACAAATACGCATCGAACTGTGCCGTCCTTTCTAGCTCTCGGGTGAACCTCTTAAAGCCCGTGGTCATCGTGCTTTTGAAGTCGGACTCGCTTTTGCGGTCGACATAGGTATAATCATAATAAGGCGCACCAATAGCATAATCCCCGAAATCTAACTTCATGGGAGTAGACTTGTTGAACCGTAACGGCTGCTGCTCCCGAGTGTCAACAAGTATGTTAATGGAATCCAAGGCTTTATCTTTTTCAAAAAAACCTTTCATTATATTTTTCCCAAATAATGGTTTAATTTTCAATTTATCGCAAGCTTTAGAATAAGATCCAAAAAAATCCTTATACATATCAATACTTGGCAAGTCATGCAACCGGAGCTCTAGGTGGGTGGGGCCGTAGGAGAGCTCCTTCGTATCTATTCGTTGTTTAAGCTGCTGAAGAAGGTATGACCTTACCTCGTCAGGGTCGGCGCCTTTAGACCACCGCATAAGGTTTTGCTCATCTGCGAAATCCCTTCCGAAGTATTCTTCTTTATTTTTAAAAGATAATAATTTATTTGTATATCTATCCTTTCGCTGATAAAGATTAACATAATATTCAGGTAAAGGTATTTTATGCGCTCTTGATATATGGACGTGCAATCCTTTATCCGAATCAAAGGCTTTATCACATACTTTACATGGAATAGGCATTAAACAAATAAATTAAATAACATCTCCTTTTTCAATAGCATAACTATCTTCATCAAAATGCTGAGTAGAGAATTCAAAAAGCTCCGTATCCTCCAAGGCTATCATTCGATGCCTTAGTCCTACGGGAACATGGAAGTTATCGCCAGGATATAAGGTTATGTTATGAGCCTCCTCAATATCGTCTTTGTGGGAAAACTTCACTAAAATTTTGCCTGATTGAATATAAAATACTTCATCTTTTAATTTATGATAATGCCACGAGCAACGCTTGCCTTTTACAAAGTATAATAGCTTTCCGCAGTATTCCTCTTTATTTACTATCCACTTTTCGAAGCCCCATCCTTTAGGAACGAATTTTATCTCTATTTTATTATTAGTCATCATGGTAGGTACTCTTCTGCATTTCCTGATATAACCATCATTCTATTAACACTTGTATTATGATTGAAGATTTCGCCAAGAACTCTCCCATACTTTCCTAGCCCGTGGCACTTGAGCACTAAATTGGGGCCATCGCCAAAATCCTCTTCGCACAGTTCCACGATCTTCTTCTTAGCCGCAAGTCCGCGCGCTTTTTCCTTTAAGTCCCTAGTGCGAGACTCAGGAGCGTTTATGCCGTACAGGCGAACCCGCTTTTTAACAAATATATTAAAACCCAAATCAATAATCACATCTACGGTGTCCCCGTCGACGTACTTGACTATCTCTCGGATTGCATAGGTGTACGCAGCTTCACTTGCCATAACCAGTCATAATCTGTTTTAAAACAAAATGGCGCCGACTTCTATCCCTTGAACTCTACGTCGCCGCTATGGAGATCCTTATCTTCAGGTTCATTTACTTTTATTACCGTAGTTGAGTAAGTCTCCGGACCTCCGACGTTTTCTTTCATTAAGTTTCTTGGACTTATTATAGCTGCTAATGCTTTTATTATAACATTGTCCACTTCATTTACTGGTTTAAAATCCGGCTCTTCTTTAAATATGTTCTGTATTTGAGCATATTCATAATCACCTATTAATAGTTTTATTTCTTTCATTTATGTTGCATCCTGTTTTGAGATTCCTAATATTCTGGCTTTCCAGCTATCCATATCATCAAGTCGAACTGTCTCTTCTTCAACTAGTTTCTTTTGCATTTCAGCTAATTGTATCATTCTCTTCCTTTCTTCCTCCACCTGAAAGTTGCGAACTAGGGATAGTATAGTGGCGTTTTCCTGCCTCCTGTTCTTTAACCTTTCCGCCCTGTCCCCGTTTAACTTCTTAATCAATGACTCCATCCTCTTTTCGCACTTATCGTACTCGTCCGTCTTGGACTTCAGGACTTCTGCCAGCCGTACCGTCATATCCTGCTGGTCCTCCACCTCATTAAACATTTGATTTAGTTTTTCTATATGAGAAGATATATTTTTTAAATGTATATAATCGACGCAAACATTAATGTATAAATTTATCTCATCAGAAGTTAAGTCTGGTTTGTCCCATGTTGCCCTTACGAACTCGGCCTCAAATAGAATCCGATCTTTCATGCTTGTGTACGTGCTAATCACCTGTATTAATCGGGGCGCCGACAAACTCCTGATTAATGTTTTTACGCATTCTCTTTCATCATAACCTAATTTTCCTTCTTCCAATTCTTGAATAGTGAACTCGTTCACCTTGTTGAGCCCAGTTGAGAAAAGCTTTGGCGGGTTGTAGGCTCGATTCACAGCGCTTTCGCTGTCGTGGATATAGGCTGGCTCATACTCCCTAAGGAACTCCAGGACGCTAACATGCTCCTTAGAGAATCGCTTGATGTTGTTGCTCGCAAATAGCATGTCGGCTATCTGGAACGCACTTAGCCCGTTTTTCGCTTGAGCTTTCACGAACTCAATCTGCTCGCTGGATAACTCGATATCTTCTACTTTGTCCCACTTGGTGGTTTCGTATTTTAAACTCTCTTCTGCTAGAAATGCCCGCACGGCGCGCCCTTCTTTTGTCCGACCATCCAAGGTGTCGTCACTGAACAGGTTCCTGGTTAAATCTAATAAATTAGGAGTTTCTTTGAAGTTTTCCCTTAAGAATTGTTTTTGCTCGTCAGTTAGCTTCATTGTTATCCCCCAGGAAAGTTATTCCTTTTTCTTTTAGTATTTTTGTCGATTTTTCTTTTAATAGCTTCTTTAAATTCTTTATTTGTTTATATCCAGCTTTTCTTCCTGTCTCTGTGCTTTTAAACCCCATCTTAATAGCAACTTCCTCGTCAGTTAAGTTTCTTATGTAAAGCAACTCAAAGGCTTGGAACTGGCGCTTATTGAGGACTTGCTGGAGCTCTTGAACTAACTTGTCGAAAGAATGCTCTATGCCCCGGGTTAGTATGTTGTCGTATATGTCCTCAAGCTCATGCACATGGTGTTCCAGAGCTAAAGTTATCTTGACGTTGTACGCATGTTTTTTAGTGGCTTCCCACTTGGCATAAAGCGGACACCCTTTGTCCTGCTCCCCTGACGGAGTAAAACTGCAGAGCCCGTACTCGCCGTCACAGTTGAAGGGACAATTAAGGCAGGGCCGTGCATAATTACTATAGTGATTACGCAGGATGTTCTTCATCTGGTTGGCTATTATTTTATTAAGCCAAGGTTTTATGGGCCGCTCCTGGTCCCATTGATGCCACTTATTAAATATATGAGCCCTTATTATTTGACAGACGTCGTCAAAGTCTAACCAGGCTACCGAGGTTAAAAACCAATTGCGCTTCCGCTTCGCCAGCTCTTTATCTATGAGATCCGATAAGTCCTCATAGATGAACAGCTTTTCAGGTTGCTTTTTTACGGGGTCTTCCCCGTCGCTTTTTGGGCTTTTCGATAATTTCTTCTTGTTCTGAGGAGACATCAAGTAGGTCAGATAGTTTGTGGGTTTTATTGCCAACGTTGTCATTGCTTATCGTATATTCCAAGCGCCTAATATCGGGGACATAATCAATGTCCGTTTCGTCATCATTATCGCCCCCATAGGTTTCTTCGCCCCCATCCATTTGTTCGCCCCCATCCATTTGTTCGCGAAAGCTAGGCACCCTTCGACGTTTTGGAGCAGTTGCGGCCGCTGGCTTATCAGGAGAAACCTTCCCTATCGGAGTTCCACAAGATGAACAGAATTTTGGTTTAGCGCCCGAGTATGTCATCTTGTGTCCGCACTCGGAGCAGAATAGTGTTTGCATTACACTAATTATAATTAATTAATCCAAAAAATCAATTAATTAATTAAACTAAGTAGCCCGCTATTGCTCTAGCTTGGTTCTTCAATAAAAATACAGGGTCGTCACTTGCGGCCTGTTGGGCTTCGCTTTCCGACTGTATTTCTGGCATAGAATCCTTGACATAGTCCACTCCTAGTATTCCTATTATTTTGCCATTTAAGGTCTTTATCGGAACATTTAAAATACTTTTTACTCCCTTTTTCTCAATCAATCTTAAAAAAGCGCCATCCTTTATTTCCTCTATGTCCGCATGTATGAAAAAACCATTTTCTAGTAGCTCGACAATGTAGGGGTGGTAGCTCGATACTCGATGATTCTGCGAATTTACATGCTCGGCACTGATCCCGTGGCCCACCACCTCGTGCGTACAGCTAAACTTCTGCTGCCCGCGCCCCGAGTAATAGTGCCCTCCGTTGTGGAACTGGAAAACATAAGCTCTATCAGCCCCTAGAATGTCCGCCGCATAGTTGAGCGCCGTGTAAACGTTAGCGCTCTGAGCCGCGTCCTCTACTATTGGGTCGGCTTTCTTGCGCTGAGCGTATTTGTAGCTACCGATAACTCCTATGAACGTCCCCGCCACTGTTATTATAGATGCAATGATTTGAGGGTCAGTAAAGTTCATTACATTAAGTACACTTAGTTATTAACCGTTTTTAACTTCCGCACAATATATTTTAATATTGCACTTCTTAATATGTCGTCCTCTGTAAATCTAAAACAATGTATACCTCTACCCCTGCTCTCTTCGCAGTCGAATAATTTAATCATATCATGAAAGCCGGTTTTGCCGTTAATGTCACTCTGCATCATGTCGCCGCAGATGATTAACTTGGAGTTCTCCCCTATCCGCGTGATTAACGTAACCAACTCCTTGAAGGTGAAATTTTGAGATTCGTCCGCAATTATTATTTTATTAATCCAGTTCGCCCCTCTTAGGAAGTTTATGGGCATTGCTTGGATTCGACCCGACTGAATGAGCTCATCAGCTATAGGGGTTGTGGGGGGAAGTAATTCGTCCAGCTTATCCTCTAGCGGAGCCATATAGGGGTTAAACTTATCCTCCAAGGTTCCGGGTAATGCTCCGAGCCCCTTGTCGGCGCTTTCGATGGCTGTGCGCACATAGAGCAAATCCATGTCGTCGTTCTTTTGCAACTCCCTTAAAGCCGCAAATACGGCGGCATAGGTTTTAGTAGAACCCGCAGGCCCCTCTACGAACATTATCTTAGTGTCCTTGTCTAATCCTAGATGCAGGAACGCTTTCTGCTTTTCCGTGAGCCGCTTTCCTTGTATTGTTATTTTTGATTTGAATGGGTTATGGTTTATTTCCGGGGCCTTTTCTTTTGACGCTTTTTTTCGTGGCATAACAGGTTGAGGGTTTATTTAATATAAATTACACTCTATTATGTGTATTATATATGTATATGGCAACTTTTTCTAAATATGATGTTCTTCAACTGCTAGCTAAGAAGATGCCGTTTTATACCGCAACGCAATGGCTAAAGACTCCACTTCCGTCCTTGGGGGGCAATAGTCCTTCCGACTTAATGAAAGAAGGTAAAGTAAATAAAGTTTACGCCGCGCTTGTGAAGGAGGTAGGGGAAGATGGGTAAGCAAGCGGTAATGGCGTCTGTAATGGGCGCCGCCCTTAACCTCCAGGCACAATCCACCGGATATATTGATGCTTCGTCGATAGCCGGGGCTGCTTTGGGAAACTTTCGGGTCTTTCTCAAAGGAACTGCCGGCACGCCGTACAATTTCCCCGATAGTGTAGCGGCTGGAGCCCCACTCATAGAAGCTATCCAGGAAATCTCTTCCTCTGCTACTAAGGTGACGAAGATAGACATAGAATTCGAGACCGCTAAGAGTCGCCGAGGGGATCCACTGATTCAGTATTCAGGCAACATCTCCATATGGATAGACTGGGCGTCTAAGCCTCTAGCGAGGGTTAAATGGTCGGGTCTGTACTCGGGGGAGTATGCGGTTGGAGCAGGGAGTAACGCTAGGGGCATCGTCTTTGGAATATACCAGGGAGACGAGGCCATAAGCGCGGTAGGTAATAGTACTGTGCAAATGCAGAATACCGACTTCCAGAATGACCAGAGAGGGGGCCCCACGCTGACATTGGAAGTAGACACGAACCGGAATATAGTAAAGCTTCCTATTTTTTATAGTGGCACGAATCGAACGCCGA